TGGCTTTTACTTTTATTGCTTTTAGAAAATAACGGTAATTTTTTTCGTATGTTGTATAAAGGATTAAACGGTTTGGAACTACACGGATAGTCGTAAATTTCGTACTTTTCTTCTACACAAGGAGAAGGGTTAGAATTTTCTAATGTTTGTATTCCTAACTCTTTTTTGATTTCGTTTAGATTTTTAAATTCAAATTTTTGACCTTTTCTAAGAAAGTCGTAACCTTTTTTCTTTTTTGAAATAGATCCAATTTTTCCTTGTTCGTCTTCTAAAATCCATTCTTTGTTTGGGACAATATTTTTTGAAATAATCATGTGGTATACCTCGCATTCAACGGTTCTGAATAACTTTGTATTTGCTCACTAATTTTTTGAAGATCATATGTTGAACAGAACTTCAAAAGTCTAATCCCCACCTGTTCAACATTTTTTGAATTTTTATTTGCAATAATGGTATCGTCGATGATTTTCTGAATATCATCAGGCTGGGCCTTAAGGTCACAAAGTTTAACATTGCGATAGTAATCGTCTAGCACACGATGCTCAACCCCTTCGTGATCAATCCATTTCTGTAGCATGAGATTGTTCCATGCCCATCCTTTGCTGTTTCTATCTGCAAACGCATCTCTTAGACCAACTTTATTCTTTGTTCCTTTTTCTCTTACACCCGGATACGCACTAAAAATGTTATCGCTAGTGTCACCCCTCATACATTTTTCAAAAAGTAACCATTCGGGATCCGGAGCCGGTTTAATTTGCTTTGTTTTTTTATCTACAACAGGGCGATTTTTTTCGTCGAAGTATCCTTCATGTGTAGTAGTAACTCCAGTTACACCATTATATTGTTTTACATTCGGTGCAATTAATTGCGCGAAATCGCCGTCTGTACTGATGATAATGTGTGTATCTTTAGGATGAAAACGAATCCAGCCAGCAATAAGATCGTCTGCTTCTAGTTGCTGATTATGCAATACTGTGCAGTTTGTCTTGTTGATAACAAAATCTTTAAATTGATCAAATGTTTCCCAAAAGGTACGATCTTCTTCTGCTTCTCTAGGAGATAGTGCTGCTCTTGCTTCTGAACGCTGCCTTTTATAGGGTTCGTAAAAATCTTTACGCCATGATCTCCCTTCTAGGAAAAAGACAACATGATCGCCGTTAAAATCTCTCCATGCTTTTCTAATACTACCAAATACAGTATGGAGACTCATGCCCACTTTATCTTCGAGACTGCCTCTAACAACATGGCGTGCTCTAAAAAAAGTATTAGCAGTATCGACAAGAATATATGTAGCCATTAATAAACCTCAGTCATACCATCATCACGAAGTGCTCGATTGACATAGCCACTTCCTCTTCTTTCCATGTTAACACCGGATTCTGATCCTATGTTTTTACATAGTTCCTGAAACCATTGATCTACTACTGCTTCTTCAGTTTCTCCGGTGTAACCAGATTCACGTAACGATAACACAAAATATTCATTCCAGTCAAGTTCAAAAAAACCGTTTCTGAGATTATCTTTATTTACATGGGTATCTAAAACCGCAACCCAGGGTTCTTTTCGTTCTGTTGCTAACTCTTTTGGACTTAATTTGGCTAAACGTTCTGTTTCTTTTGCGGTTTCAGCAGCGGCGATTGCTTCTTCTGCTTGTTTTTTGGCTTCTTCTGCTGCACGAATGTTTGCTTCAGTTTCTGCTTTGATTTTATCAATACCAAAAAGTTTTTCTATAAATTTATTCATTTTAAGTTCCCCACTCGTTCTTAAAAAGCGGTACTTGTAATCTATCACTGTACCTAAGACCGTGTTTCATACATGCCAGTGCTACGTTTTTATTATTTAAATTATAAACACTTTCGACGCCTCCAACAGGCATAAGATATACTTCACCAAGGAAACCTTCGTCTCTAAATTTTCCCATTGCCATTAACGCATCTTTAATGTCATCTTCTGTGGCTACGACAAATTTAAGATACGTATAACCGACTGTGGAATAATCATATACAATATCTGGTTTAATTGCATCTTCCCACAGTTCACCGCTTGCAGGAAGTTTTGCACTGACACTAAAAGTAATTTCTCGATCACGGTTAGCAGTTTGCCATTCTTTTAGATATTTTTTAAATTTTTCGTCTAATCTTTGAGTACCGTTCGTCTCGAATGTAATTTCTTTAAGACTCTGCATCTTTGGATGTTCTAGTAACTCTGGATAAGCACGTTGCCATCCCAAAAGAGGTTCGCCTCCAGTAATGACTAAATGTTCCCTCGTCCATCTTTTGTATGGTAAGAGGTTGACGATATCCTCCGCAAGGCCATCCGTTTCAACCATAGGTGAAAGGTCTTTGAACCTAGGATCCCAACTAGCATAAGAATCACAACCGGTATGAACAAGAGGTAAATCTCTATACTGTTTAAACTCTGAAATACGACTTGCCACATTGTGTCGTTCATTTGATTTTTCTCCTTTAGGCATTCCAAATCCATCACAGGTAAAGTTGCACCCAAATGTTCTTAAGAACACACTAGGCACGCCCATATATCTTCCTTCTCCCTGGATAGAATAAAATAGTTCACTAACTTTAATTTTTGCCATTTTTATTCCTTGAATAATAAGTAAGTATATTACTAATATTTAGAAAAATCAAGAGCAATGAATAATAAAACTGAAATTTCTTGGACCATTCATAATTATTGCACAGGCGGATGTTCATACTGTCCTTCAAAATTTTGGGGAGGTGGTATTAGGCATTTTGATGAATACATATCAGTTGCTAAAAAAATGATAGAGCATTTTAATAGTATGGGGAGAATAATTAATTGGAAATTTGATGGAGGAGAACCGTTAGAATTTTTTGAATTTCCAATGTTGTTAAAACTGTGTAAAGAAAATGGTGGAACAACAACATTAAGTACCAACGGTGGAAAACTTTGGTTAGACTGGTTTGCTATTGAACCTAATTTAGATAATTTGATTTTAACTTATCATTATTGGCAAAATCCTAATCTTATTAATTATATAATTCAAACTTTTAAATCTAAGAGTAAAACTTTTAAAATGATGGTTCCAATTAGACCTGACTATTTCGATGAAGATTGGAACAGGGCCGAGTTAGTACAAGAAATGCATAATATGCATGTAGAAAAAACTGCTTTATATAAAAGTGCCGAATATATGTTAGGATTGTTGCCGTATACAGAAAATCAGTTAGAAAAATTATTTGGAAAAGAATGGGTTGATAAAAATCGAGGAAAACAAGAAGAAACTTTTAAACAAAAATGGGTTGAAATACTAGAGACCAGTCCCTCATTTACAGGAAAAAAATGTTTTGCCGGAATTGAAAAATTAAAAATATCGGCAGAAGGTTACATTTCTGGTTCAGATTGCAATAATACCAATCATGGAAATATTTTTAAAAATTTTGATTTGTTAAAAGAACCCGAACCATGTAAAATGCAGGCCTGTACGTCAATTTACGATCAAAAAATAACAAAAATTATTTAACAAACACATCGTTTATTTGTCTGCTTACTCTCACAAATGTGGTACACTTACTAAGTTGTTTTAATGTAGGTGCACCTACATAAGTACAAGCACTTCTTAACCCGCCTAATAAATCTAATACAGTATCGTTCACTTTTCCTCGATATGGAATTGTAACTGTGCGACCCTCACTACTACGATAACTTGCTACTCCGCCGTGGTGTTTATCCATTGCAGTGTTACTGCTCATACCGTAAAATTGAACATACGATTTTTTTGTTAAATTTGGCATTGGTGGAATTGCAACAGATAAAGTAGGATCAAATATATAATCCCCAGTTGGCTCCCATTTAGTAATAAGTTCTCCACCGCCTTCATCATGACCGGCTAGCATACCGCCTAGCATTACAAAGTCAGCACCGGCCCCAAATGCTTTGACTACATCTCCAGGACAAGTACAGCCGCCGTCAGCAATGATGTGTCCACCAAGACCATGAGCGGCATCGGCACATTCAATAATAGCGGATAATTGCGGATAGCCAACACCTGTCTGAATACGAGTAGTGCAAACACTACCAGGCCCAATACCAACTTTAATAATATCTGCTCCACGTAAAATTAACTCCTGTGTCATGTCAGCAGTAACTACATTACCTGCAATAATAGTATGTGTAGGATATCTAGCACGGACCTTAGCAACAAAGTCTCCAAAGTGTTCACTATAACCGTTTGCTACATCGATACATATAAAATGTAATTCTGGATACGTATTTAGAATTTGCTGTAATTTGGTCCAATCTTTGTCACTGGTGCCTGTACTAATGGCACAATAGTT